TCGCTCGGATAAGGCTTGCGGGTTTTCATCCCGACATATTGCCTTATCAGCGGCAAAGTTCATAACATCCTCTAGATAGCTAGGAGATGCCGATGACCACAATCCAGTTGGATGGCCGAGAGTTCACTTTCTCTTTGCAGGAGCACGATGGAAGTAAATTCGAATACAGGGCGCTTGTGGTAGGACATGCGGTCGTGTTTTCGCGCATCGCTGACTCTTCGGTGGGCCCGATTGGGTTCGACGTGCCGCGAGCAAATTGGGAGAAATTCCAATATCAAGACGCCGCAGAACTGGTTCGGTTCGCCATTGGGCAAGCTGTAGACGAAGGGCTGTTTGCCGCGCATCCATCGGAGACGGTATATCTGCGTGAAGACGCCCCTCGATGGCCCGGGGTGCTGTATCCAGAAACCTGAGCGCGACGGCGGTTTTGCACCTGCGTACGTCTATGTGATATCCCGATCGACTGCTTTGTCGAGCGAGCGATGCAGGTTTGCGAGCCGCGCGTCGTCATGATGGCTGGCTGGTGCTTGGCGCATCAGCCCAACGTAGGAGTTCGCGACCTGCATCGGGTCGCCGGGCTCCGCACGCTCTTGGAGTCGAAATGACGCATGAGAATATTTCGCTTATTGAATTGCTAGGGTCTGTTTACATACGGAACGCGCATGCGTTGCCACGAGAACGGCCGCTCGCGAGGCGCGTGACGCCGCGAATACTGGACGTATTCGCAAGGAGCGCAACGCGGCGAGCGGCCGTTCTCGTGGCAACCCCAAATTTTAAAAAAACCATTCCACGGGAATGCCCGAAATCGCCCGTATGGCGGCGTCGCTCGTCGCTTGTTTGGCACGGCCAAACGGCGCTCCTCCCTCCTTGCCCTACGAGCGATTTCGGGCATTCGCATGCGCGTTCCGTATGTAAACAGACCCTAGACAGTGGCGAGCGTTTCGAGGTCTTCGCGGAGAGTCTTCTCGACAAGGGCTGGGTGAGTGACGAAGAGCTTCATCTGACGCCTTTCGCTTTTCGACACTGGCCGGAGGGCGACGAGCTCAAGCCGTTGGTGCGCAAGTATGGGTTTGACGAGATTCGCGATCTCACCTTGCAAGCCATGGCGTTTCGGCAGAACAACGGCGACTTCCTCTATTTCTTTTATGATGCAAAGCGATTTGAGAGTTTCAAGGAACTCGTAGCGGCTTTGCGGAAAGCTGGGATCGATGTGGGAGATTGACGGGTCTACGTGCAGTAGGTACTTGCGCAGCGCGCGGACTCATCCCATTGCTGGGTGGTGGCGAGAACGAGCACGACGCCGATGAACACGGCGAGGCTCTTGAGCCACAGAATCAGCAGGGCTTTCACGACCACACTCCCATCAGACGCTCGATCGGAGGGGCGACGGCGCCGGCCAGCAGGTAGAGGCCGGCGATTACACAGAGCGGAATCCAATCTCGATTCATGGTTGTCTCGCATTGATGTGAGGCGGGAGCGGTTGGTTAGGCAGTAAGGCGATCCTTTGCCATCCGTTCTTTGACGCGGAACGAAAACGCGATCAGCGCGTCGAGCTTGGCGTCTTCCGACTCAGCTTCGGGGACGCCCGGAACCAGCAATTCATCGCCAGTACGGCTGTGACGAGCCCATACGCCGACCACGCGGCGGATTTCCTTCGACGTACCTTCGGCAATTTGCAGCGCGCCGGCGGGCACTTCGTTCGCGAATTCGATCAGGCCGGACTGCCATGCAAATGCTTTCATCGTCGTTCTCCTGTAGCGGGCGGGGTTGGTCAGGCGGCGGATTCGAGTGCGTCGCGTGCAGCCTGCACGATCAAGATTCGCTCTGACGTGAGTGGCACATTCTTGTTGGCGTGCCAAATCTCGCGGAAGTAGTCGCCACGACTCCGGCGTACAAGTACGTCGATTTCCAGAGGTTCACCGGTTCGGGCGTCAAAGCAAACGCTGTACTTCTTCCCGTCCACCGTTACTTGTGCGTTCTTGAACATCGTCGTTCCCCTTCGTGATTGCGTTGGCCAGTGCTTCCGCTTCGGGCCGGCATGCTGACCGAGATCAAACGCAGCAACGAGCAGCAGAGCCGAGACGAAAACACCAAGACCGACGCCGACAAGTAGTGTGGTCATGATTCGTTATCCGAAATATATTGAGGCCGACTATATTTCTGTCGGCCTGACTGCGCTCAAGGAAGGGCACTGAAGGTCAATGCGCGTCGATCAACGCGGTCGAAACTCTCAAGGGCGCGCACTCGGTAGGGTGCTGCTGCAGAAGGTTGGTCGGTGCGGCTCAGGCCGCGGCCGAATGCGCGCTCTTGAAAGTTGATCGGTGTCGGGCGCTACCCCGTTTCTCGGCTACACCATTGAGCCGGCCGGTTGCTCCCTGTACTGCGGTCCCGGCGCACTAGCACTCTTAAAGATCGATCCGCCTGGGGCGGTGGTGCAGCGGTCACCGCTGCAATGGATGTAACTTTAGCGAAACGCGAAATGTATGTCTATAGCGAAACGCGAAATTTCCGGTGGGAATTTTGTAACAGCGAACAGGGCTGAGCGGCGGGTGAAGTCGTGGAGGCTTGGGAAAGGGGCGGTTACGGGTATGAAAAAGCCCCGCTCAGAGGCGGGGCTTGCGCGAACTGCAGTGAGGCTTACTCTGCGTGATTGGGGGCTCCAACGGTGGTGCCGTCAGCATAGACGACCGCGGTCGGGCGAAGTTCGGTTGAGAATTTCCCGTCTTCCAGGCCCATCAGCTTCTTGTCGTCGTCGTCGAACTTGTTGATCTTTCTCGATCCGGTCCAAGTAACCTGGCTGCCAGGCGCGATAGATTCTTCGATGGTCAGCGTAGTCTTGCCGACGACCTCGCCAAACGTGTTCTTGATGATCAGATCGCCTTTGACGCCTTTAATCGGCCTGTCGCCGGCATTCTTTACTCCGATCTCGACTTGAAAGCGATCCTCGTATTGGCCGTTCATGAAGTCGGCCGGCACAAATTTTTGACCGAGGAATGCGAGAACAACTGTCTTGCCAAGTTCGGCGGCCGCCGCAGCTTTTTCGTCTTCGATCTGTTTCCTCAAACGCTCTTGCTCGGCTGCTTCTGCTGCTTTCTGCGCTACGAATTTTTTCTGATCGTCGATAGCTTGGCCGACAGTCAGGCCCACCGGCATTGGCTTTCCGCCAAACGCCTCGCCGATCTTGACTCGTGCAAGGTACGTCGCGAGCAATTGCTTGTCGTCGTCGCTAAGGTTCTTCACCTTTTCGGTAAATTCGGCATCGATCTTGGAAAGGTCTGTTGGAATGACCGTATCGGTCGGCTTCGAGCATCCGCCGAGTGCTACGGATGCAATCGCCGCGAGTGCCAACATACGTACTGATTTCATATTCCCCCGGTTTAGGTCGTGTAGAAGTTTTTGGAAATGATACTACATCGATGATTGCGATCTCCCCGGGTAGGCGCGCGTGATATATGGTGGGAATTTCACTCGCGAGTCATCCCGTCTTTCAGGTATTAAGCATCGGAAACCCCATGGGGGATTGCGGGTCGGCGGCCACGTGGACAGGGATGCGTGGGCAGACGGTTCTTCCTCAGGTCATCGGGCTTGATGTGTCCCTATTAAGTGCCCACTGAATTTGGTTGAAAGTCACCCGTAGGGACCGCTACACTACTGTATATCCATACAGTATTTGAGACATAGAACAGCGGGGTAAGTGTGAGTCGAGAGGCGAGGGCAAGTGGGCTGCGGTGCCGAGTGGGGGATCTAGTGAGGGTGACGGCATCCAGCAACCCCGAATTGATCGGGGCGATTGCGCTCGTGCAAAAACTAAGGAAGGACGGTCGATGGAACGTCTTGCTCGACAGGCTGGCGTGCGGGGTTGCCGCACCGAGCGGGCGGCAGGTGCTAACGGACGAATTCTGTTTTCGCGATGGGTCACTCGTTCCGATAGCGAATATTCGCGATGTCAGTACGCGGTTTCAGTCGCCGGACGGACGATCGTCGTTGTCCGCGTTGTGAGATTCGGGCGGTCGGGAAAGGAGCCCTTTAATGAAGGCTTCGACTTGCGCGCGCCCCATTGCATCGAGCTGGTCCCATCCCTCAGGGCCGCTATTGCTCATCGTTGCGACGGCACGATGATCTATGTCGAGCCAGCCCTGCGGTTTGCCGGCTGCCTGCTCGATGCGACGAGCGGTGTCCTTGCGCATTCCGCGTCGCTTGCCAGTCTGGGAATCCTTCGCACCTTCGCGCAGATTCGTGAACTGAGCCGGGCTCATGTTCAATTTGTTCGCCGCGGCGGTCGCGCTTCCGCACTCCTTCTCCAGCAGCTTGAGGTTATCCCGTCGGATTTCGTCGATGTCCTTCATGGGGCGCATTCAATAGCAAATCGCTAAAGTCGTACATGCGCGAAACGCTATAGACAAGCCTTTCGCGTTTCGCTAAAGTCTCGCCATGGATCTGAGAACCTATCTTGATGGCGAGCGTGGTCGGCTCGTGAAACTAGCCGAGGCGATTGGGGCGCATACGTCCGATCTCAGCGCATGGGCGAACCGGAAACGGCCGGTGCCGATTCCTTTCGGCTGGCCGATTGAAATTGCGACGTTGGGCGTTGTCGGCAGGCTTGATCTGTTTTCGGCCGATGTCATCCGCAAGGTCTGGCCGGACCTTGCCCAACCGAAGGAGGTCGCATGAAGCGCCTGTACGCGAGGCTGGTCCTCTGGCTGATTCGGCCGGCGCTCGAGATTCGCGCGGCCGAAGAGGAGGCGGCTAACGCTGAGCATGGGGAATTTCTTCGGCGCCGTGAATTGAGACTTCGGGCCCTCGTTGAAGCATCACCGCTATCAATTGATTAAAGGCGAGGATGTAGGGCTCCGTCTCGTTGACTGGCTCGGGGCGCAGCAAATACTTCTCAGCGCGCTCCGCGATTTCCCCGGTCAAACGTCGCGATTGTTGCTCCGGCAGAACCGCAATGACAGCCCTGATTGCCAGAGCGATGGCATCGATTTGGCCAAGGAGTTCCTGGTGTCTTTGAGTAGCTGTGGTCATGCGAACCCCGTTGTGTGGTGGTTGAAGAGGTGAGAGTCGTCAAGTATCGCATGGCGGCGGTTCGCATCCAGTTGTGATGTACGCAGTTTAGAGAGAGTGGTGTTCCGGGGCATTCCCGGATTTTTGAATAATGGGGAATAGCGATGAACGCAATAGCACAACCGATTTCGTTTTCAGGCCCGCGCAGTACACCAATCGTTGAACGTCTGTTGCGCGAGGCAATGGCCGACCCGAAGGCTAAGGCCTCGATTCTCGAAGCGACTGGATGGGATGCGTCGATGCCGTCGAAGGTACTGAGCAACGGCGCCGGCATCACGCTCGAACACCTGAATACCGTTTTCACGGCGCTCGGTCTGGTCGTGACGACGAAGGGTTACATGGACTATCTGGCGAAGGGGAACGTGATCGGCAGCAACTGCCATTGCGCGCGCGAGGGGTTCGGCGAGTGCGGCGGCCGCTGACCTAGAAAGCGGGCCTCGCCAAAAGCGTTTTCGACGGAGAGCGCTTCTGTCATGGTTTAGCAATCCTAAAAATTTCAATTTATGGAAACCAATCAGATCAGCCAGCGGGCCGATGCGTATCACCGGAATCCGGTCACTTCCGAAGAGGTAAAGCGCATTGTGCGCGATACCAGCCAACACCCGACGTACCCGCGCAAGTGCTTGTCGTGTGGGGCGCTCGAATCTCTCGACGGCTCGGTGCCGTGCGGTCACTGAAATGGCCCGGTTCCATTGCCGCTGCCGCCATTGCGAGACGCGTCGTGTGCTGAAGAAGCGGCCCGACGAGTACACGCGGCAGCCGCAATGCAATGTCTGCGGCCGGCGCGATTTCCGAGTCGACGCGTGGATGCAGAAGCGCAATACCCGCCTGATGGCGTGCACATGCGCCGGCTACTGGTTCTGGCATCGGCGCGGTTCGTTGTACTGCTGGCATCGAGCGGACGGCTCGACCCGATCTCCCGGCGATCCCGATTTCGCGGATCGCAATCCGCCGCCTGATGCGCTGGCGGCCTGAAATTCCCTTCTGGAGGAAACGTGGCAAAAAGCTCCGTTGAAGCATATGGCGCGCAGAGCAAGGTTACTGCGCTTGCGATGGACCCGAACGACCTCGAACTGGTCACGGACCCGTCGCACCCGCTGTACGACCGCCGCGTGCATCAAGAGCCGAACCCGAAGACGGTGTTGAACTACCGTGCGATCGGTGTGCGGAAGCCGGTGCTGTTCTATAAGGACCCGGAGACTGGCAAGAATCTCGTCATCGACGGCCGGACGCGGGTGATCAACGCCCGCGAACTGAATCGACAGTTGGTCGAAGCAGGGCTGCCGCCGATCACGATTCCGGCTATTCCGCAGAAGGTCATTAACGATGGCGGGAAATCGTTTGCCGCCGTGATGGTTAGCACGAACGAAATCCGGAAAGAGGATTCGCCGATCAACCGCGCCGAGAAAATGGCTCGCATGCTCGACATCGGCCACACGGAAGAAACGGTCGCTCTCTTCTTCGGCGTCGAGGTGCCGACGGTTCGTCAGCAGTTGAAGCTGCTCGACTGCACGGCAGCAGTGCGCGATGCGCTCGAAGGCGACCAGATCACGGTGTCGCATGCCTTGAAGCTCGCAAAGCTGCCGCCGGATCAGCAGCGCGCGAAGGTGCAGGCAGTTATCGCAGCAGCCGAGGGCAAGGAAGGTCACGCGAAATCGCGTGCGCAGAAGGCCGAGTTGACCGGCGACGCTGCTCCGCGCATGCGAACTCGCAAGCAGATCGCTGCCGAGCTGGAGAAGGCGACCGGCGAGCGCGCGGACGTGCTCCGGTGGGTGCTTGGCCTGGATGGTGACGCAGCCCCGCAGGCGGCCGCCGATGCCCGCCAGATGTCGATCGACGAGGCTGCATGAGCTTAGACGCGACAACTTGGGCACGCCATCAGAAGGTCGGCAAGGGGCCGGCGAAATCGATCTTGATGGCACTCGCCGACTACGCGAACGAGAACTTCGTTTCCTACCCGAGCGTTGAGACCTTGGTCGCATGGACCGAGCAGGACCGTAAGACCGTGCTTGCGAACCTCGATCGCCTGAAGGAAAGCGGCTGGATCACGGACACGGGCGAGCGCGCCGGGCGTACGCGTCAGGTCGTCGTCTACCAGATCAATGTGGCTCGCGGTGTGGAAGTGAAGATCGGGCCGCGAGAGTTATTAACAGGCCCGAAATCGGAACCGTCCCAAAACCGGAACGGTTCCGAAAACGGAACAGTACCGAATTCCACCGGAAACAGTCCCAATTTCGACGGGAAACAGTCCCAAAAAACGCCGGAAACAGTCCCAAATTTGGGACACAGAACAGTAGGAACAGTAGAGAACGGTGGGAACAGTGTTGGTGCGCGCGGAACGCGCTTACCCGACGACTGGGTTTTGACCAAGGTATTGGGTGAATGGGCGCTCGCCGAGCAACCGACGTGGACTGTCGATCACGTCCGCAAGGTTGCCGAGAAGTTCGCCGATCACTGGCGAGCCCAGCCGGGGCAGAAGGGGCGCAAGACCGATTGGGCCGCAACGTGGCGGAACTGGGTTCGCACCGAGAAGCCGCTGTCGGGGGCACCGAGCGGCGGCGGAAAGCAAGGGGCGCTTGAGGCGAAGAACAGCGAGGTTGCCCGTCGATGGGCGTCGGGAGGTGCGGAATGATTGATTCGAATCGTGGCGCGTTTGCTGAACTGATTTCGGGCGTCTACGCGTTTTACGGCCGAGAGGCATCCGATTTCGCGCTGAGTGTGTGGTGGGCGGCGATGCAGCCGTTCGATCTGGCTGCCGTACACGACGCGATGAACCGCCATTGCGTGAATCCGGACAGCGGACAGTTCCTGCCGAAGCCGGCGGACATCGTGAAGATGGTCCAGGGCTCGACGCAGGATTCCGCACTGGTTGCGTGGGCGAAGGTTGACCGCGCCGTTCGGTCGTGCGGCACATACAACAGCGTCGTTTTCGACGATGCGCTGATCCATCGGGTGATCGTCGAAATGGGCGGTTGGGTGTTGGTCGGTGGCAAAGGCGAAGAGGAATGGCCGTTCGTTCGGAACGAATTCGTCAACCGCTACCGCGGCTACAAGATGCGCAGCGAAACGCCCGAATACCTGCCGGTGCTGATCGGCATGGCCGAGGCACAGAACAACCGTACCGGCCACAAAAGCCAGCCGCCCGTGCTGATCGGCGATGCCCGTGCTGCTCACCAGGTGATGCTCGCCGGCCAGGACAAGCCCATGCTCGGTTTCGTGCGCATGTCGCCGGAGCTGGCGGCAAATCGGCCGGTGCCGATGCTTGGTGCGGCATGACGCCGGGCGAATGTCGCGAGCGGTTCATGGCCGCAGTGCGAGAAGCGCGGGCTGGTCGGAATGGCAAAGCACACGCGCTCATCACCTCGGTGCGTGAACGCTTTGGGGATGCGGCAGCCGAGACGGCGCGCCGTGAATTGCGAAATTTCGTAGATAGCGACAGGAAGGCATGACGAAACGAACAGCTTGGCCGATGCGAGTCGAGGCCGGAACAAAGAACGTCGGGACGGCGCGCGTCCGCGAAGGTTCGCGTTCGAAGATGACGGCCGCGCAGCAAGCGATCTTTGATACGACCGGCAATCGCCCGCGAGTCGACGCCGGGTTCGACGACATTGGCGACGGGATAGATGCGGCGCCGGTCTTGACGCCGGCATACCGGCGGACCGACGCCAAGACGCGTATGCAGGCTCTTGGTCGATTGAAAGCCGGCGAGATGAACCAGACCGAAAAGCGCTACGCGGAACACTTGGAGGCGCGCAAGCAGACCGGCGAGATCGCTTGGTATCGCTTCGAGGGCATCAAGTTCCGCCTGGCTGACAACACGTTCTACACGCCGGACTTCGCCGTGATGCTGGCAGACGGGCACCTCGAAGCGCACGAGGTCAAGGGCCATTGGCAGGACGACGCGCGCGTAAAGGTCAAGGTTGCAGCGGATCAATATCCGGTGCGCTTCATCGCCGTGAAGGCAAATTCGAAGAAGGCCGGCGGCGGCTGGCAAGTGGAGGAATTCTGATGGCCGAGCGAAAAATGAGCCTCGCGCAGCGTCGCATTTGCGAGTGCCTGCAGAAAAACCCGGGTCTGGTTCAGCGCGAACTGGCAGAGAAACTTGGCATCACGGTCGAGGGCATCAAAAAGACCGTGCGGCATTTGATTGCGGGCGGCTATGTGAAGCGCGGGCGCCGTGATCGGAAAGGGGCGCTGCTGAGCCTCACCGGCAAGCCGTTTCCTCCGTCGAGCGAATGCATTCCGACGCATGTCAAACGGCAACTTGCAATCGACATTGGCATGAGTGCGTTGTTGCCGGCAATGCGTGCAATGGTCAACGTCGGGCGAGCGGCGGCATGAAGCGGTCAGGTTTCGGGCCGCGAAAGAAACCGATGGCGCGTGGTTCGTGGTCCCGGAAAAGCTCACCGCTACCCGAGCAGGCGCCGCGAAAAGTCGCAATGAAGCGCCGCCCCAAACGCCCGACCGTCGCCGAAGGCTCGAAGTATCTGGCGGCTTGCCGTGGCGAGCCGTGCTATCTGCGCGTGCCAGGCGTCTGTCGCTTCAATCCGCTCGACGAAACCGTGGTGCCGTGCCACTCGAACCAGTCGCAGCACGGGAAGGCTGGTCTGCTGAAGGCAAAAAACGAATTCACGGTTCCAGGCTGCATGTTGTGCCACGCATGGATTGATCAGAACCGCGTCGGCACGACGAAGCAGGCCAAGTTCGACGTTTGGGATCGGGCATTTGAGGAATGGGCGCCGGTGCGCGCCCGAAAAATGGGAGAGGCAAATTGCCAGTGATTCTTACGGTGCAGTTGCCAGCAGGGCGTCACTGCTTCAAGCGAAAGCACGGCATGGGGCCGGTGATCAGTTCCGAGATGCACCGGCCGCTTTTGACGACTGTCTACCGGATCGCTCGAATTCCGACCGTCAAGCGTCAAGTGATCGCAGTCGTCGAAGTTGACGCATTCATCCCGGAGTGCCACCGAACACACATCGCGCCAAGCGATCAACGGTGGATAGAGCCCGGTGTCTTCCGAACGAAGGCGTACTGGATCGACAACAAGAAATCGCGCGTGCTCGGGCAGTTCCTTGAGAGCGGTGCGTTCGAATTGGATTTGAGGGAGGCGGAATGAGCGCACACGCATACATTTTCTATGCCGACGTGCCGGAACGGCTGGTCGAGTCGGCTGTGCAGCATCGAGACAGCGAGACGGGCGCGCAGCTCATCGCGTTCGACGAATGCCCGTACAGCGGCGAGATCACGGAAACGCAACACGGCATCCAGATCGAGTACTCGTGGCCGGTCAGCGTTACCTATCGGCACGCGCTCGGCGACTGGTTCACGCACCACGGCATCAGCTTCACGGTCGTCATGTGACGGCGCGGCAAGCGGTTCAAGCGTGTATGTCAGAAACACTTGGAGAATAGCCCACATGAGAGATTTGCCGAAGAGCGTGCAGGAAATCGCCGACGTGATCGGCCGCGACAAGGCGTTGCACCTGATCCGCAGTTTGCCGACATACGTTGCCGGGAAGCCCGGCAAACGGTGCACGCGGGTGATGCTGTACGTTCCGCAACGACTGCGCATGGAGCATCCTCTGGTGCAAATCCTGGGGTTCGAGGATGCGGCAAAGATGGTGGACCAGTTCGGCGGCGAATGCCTGCAACCGGCGAACTGCTCGGGGAACAAGGGCGGTCGCCCGAAGAAAAACCCCGACGTGGAATTAAAGGACCCCGAATCACAGAATGGCGACGTTATCCACCACGGGGTTTTGTCCATGCTGATGCCTTTCCACGGGGTTTCCCGTGCTTGAGTTCATCCACCGGTATTTTCCTGGCGCGGAATGGGCCGTCGCTGCCTTGTTCGGCTCCATGGTCGCGGTGCCGTTTCATGACGAGCTGAAGACGAAACGCGGGTTCGCCGTGTTCGTCTTTACGGGCGTCGTGTGCGGTTACTTCCTGACCGTGCCGACCATCCGCTACTTCCACATCAATCAAGACTCGGCCGGCGGCGTTGGCTTCTTGCTCGGTGCGTTTGGCGGCTCGCTGATTTCCGCCTTCCTTCGGGCGATCAAAGAAGCGGATCTGTGGGCGCTGGTGAAGTCGCGTTTCGGGGGCGGCGGCCAATGACCACCATCAACGTGATCGCCGCTTTCGTGCTGATGGTATGGGCGTGCTGGTGCGGTTTCTCGCGAAGCGTCAACGACGGCATCGTGGGCAAATGCATCTACGCCTTCATCGCGGTGGCATCGCTTGCGATCGTCGTCGGAGAAGCCGAATTGCAGACGTATCGAATCCTGGTCGTGTGCTTTGCAGCTCTGGGCGTGCGGCATTACTACCTGCGCTACCTGAAGAAGCGCGTTTTCAAGAGGGCAACGAGCTAATGGCACGAATCAGTGCGCAACAGGCCGGCGGACAGAACCGCGTGGCCTTTCTCGACATGATCGCCGCGAGCGAAATCGGCTCGGCGCTTCTGGCGAAATCGAACGACGGCTACAACGTGTTGGTGGGTTCGACGCCGGCAAGGCCGATGCTGTTCTCGTCGTATGTGGCTCATCCGAACGTCTACAACACGGTCCTGAATTCGACGGCAGCAGGGCGCTACCAACTGCTGTTCCGTTGGTGGGTGCCGTACCAAAAGCAACTGAAGCTTCCGGACTTCGGCCCGCTGTCGCAGGACATGGTGGCGTTGCAGCAGATTCGCGAGCGGAAGGCATTGCCGCTGATCGACGCGGGCCAGATTTCGGCAGCCATTGCGGCGTGCTCGAACATCTGGGCGTCGCTGCCGGGGAACGGCTACGGGCAGCACATGAACGAACTGTCGTTCCTGACGCGGGCATACCAGGCGGCTGGTGGGGTGGTGACGGTATGAATGCGCAAATGAAAGTGTGCAAGACATGCCCCGGTGCATACCGAGTGTTTGATACCGAGTCGGGGCAGTGCTTCATATGCAGAAGCGGTGGCCTGTTCCGTGACGGCAAGCCGGTGATTCCGCAGCCGCAGCCGATTTCCGGAAGCGCCGATCCGGCTCGGTGGATGCCGAGCAAGGGCGAAGTCGTCCTGGCCGTCGTGTGCCTGGGCGTGTTTGTGGGTGGCATGTTCGCCGGTCGTTATGGAACGGCGCCGGTTTGCGAGCCGGCGCATACATCGAGGGCTTATCAAGCGTGAATACCGATCGAGTCATCCAACAGCCGCAGTTCAATCGCATGGGGCCAACGCCAGCTCATCGCGATCCGGTGCCGACGTATCAGGCGCCGGTTGCACCTGAAACGCGTGGCGATATTCGACCGAGGGCTGAAAACGAATGAGCGTCTACGCGAAGCTGGTGGCCGCTGGCCTCGTCGTCCTGATGTTGGCGGCATTCGGTTGGCGCATGCATCACGCGGGCTATGTCCAGGGCGCGGCGGACGTGCAGGACCGCTGGGACCGGCAAACGGCCCAGGCGAGCCAGCAAGCGCAAGCGGCTATCGCCCAAGCGGCCAGCGATGCTCTGGCGAATTCCAACGCGGCGGGGGTGGTATCGACCGCAGCGGAACAGCACCAGGCGAACGTCGCCCAGGTGCATGACCAACTGACGAAGCGAGTGCAGGACTATGCGAAATCTCAATCCGTATCGAGCGCGACACATGGCCAAGCGAACGCGGATCAACCTGGCCGTGCTGATAGCCCTGTCCTGGATGCTGACGGGCTGCGCATCTGGAACGATGCCAACGCCGGCACTGGTGGCGGTAACGGCAGCGCATCCGCAGGTGCGCGCGTCGCTGATGCAGGAGTGTCCGCAGCAGCTACCGGCGGCCGCTGACGGTCGGGTGGAAACGCTGCTTCAGAACCATGTGGATGTGGCCAGTCAGTACCACGCATGCCAGCAGCGCCAGGCCGATCTGGTGGAAGCGGTGCGAACGCAGGAGGGGATTGACATCGTGCCGTGATCGGTGGCAGGTCTGGCGTGGTTATCCACAGGAAATGCGGTATGTGGATATCCTGTGGATAACTTGGGTCCTTCCGGGAGGGGGTGCCTGCGGGGGTCAATGCACCGCGAAGATAGAAATCTGAGTGGGTTTTTGAGGCGCGGACTACGACTATCACCCCGACCGTAAGCAGTTGACTGCGAAACAGAAAGTGATTTTCCGGAAGTAGTTTACCTATGTCAACACGGGGAAAGGGAAGGGTAGTCAACCGCGCTGACCTGGCTGAAATCCACGGCGTTGCGCTGACGACCATCGACGCCTGGGTGCGCGCTGGGTGTCCGGTGTTGCAACGCGGCTCGCGCGGAATCGAATGGGCGTTCAACACGGCCGACGTGGCTCGCTGGCGCGAGGACGAGCGTGCGAAGGCCGCCGCCGGCACGGTGCCCGACGACGTGGAAAAGCTGGAGCTGCGCAAGCTCCAGGCCGAAACGCTCACGGCAGAGCTGAAGCTGGCGAAGGAGCGGGACGCCGTGGCACCAGTTGCCGAGTTCGAAAAGGCCACCGCCCGCCTGCTTGCCACCATCCGCACGAACATGCTCAACATCCCTGCGCGCGCTGCACTCCGACTACTGGGCGAAACGAACGAGACAGCGTTTAAACGAGTTTTGCGAGAAGAAATCACCCTGGCGCTGGAAACGTCGGCCGACGCTGACGTAGTGCTGGACGACGACGAAGAAGAACAGGACGACGAAGAATGACTGACGCATTCGACCGCGAAAAGGCCGCGCGCCTGTGCGACGGGCTGGCCGCCGAGCTGGCAAAGCTGGACCCGGAGCCGGAGCACATCCAGAAGGTTGGCGGTTGCCTCACGATGACGAAGTGGATGATGGAGCCGATGGCTAGGAATCTTCGGCTTGGCATCTACGATTGCCTTGTGCCGGGCGCAGAGCGTCCGCAATGGATGAAGGACTGATAACGCCTTTCATGCGTGACCTGTTCAGCAATATCCCCGCCATCGCGCGCGCCGTTCGCCGCGCCGCGCGGAACCTGATCCCGCCCGCCCACATGCTGCCGTCGCAGTGGGCCGAAGCGAATCTGAAAATCCCCGCCGGCAACTCCGTGCCGGGGATGATCCGCTTCGACAATGCACCGTATCAGCGCGGCATGATCGACGCCATCGTGGAACCTGGCATCCGTCGCGTGTCGTACATGACGGGTGCGCAGCTTGGCAAGACGACGGTTCAGCAGGGCATCACTGGCTATTTCATCGAGCACGACCCGCGCAGCCAGATTTTCATCCAGCCCACGCAGGGCGACGTGCAGACGTTCCAGGAAACGAAGCTGCGCCCGATGCTGGACGCGAACCCGAAAATCGCGAAGCGCATGGCGAAGGCCCGCGGACGCGACGGCGCGAACAACAGCCGGATCATTTCGTATATCGGCGGCTGGCTGATGTTCGGCTGGGCCGGCTCGCCGCGCACGCTGCGCGGGCGCTCGGCGCCCGTCACCCAGGCGGACGAAGTGGACGGCATGACGGCCGATACAGGCGAAGGCGATCCGCTCGAGCTGCTGGCCCAGCGCGCGGCGACGTTCGGGGATTTGCAGCTTCGGACGGAAAGCAGCACGCCGACAATCAAGGGCGCGTCGCGTATCGAAACGTCGTTCCTTGCGGGCGACCAGCGGCGCTTCTACGTGCCGTGCCCGGATTGTGGCGAGCAGCAGTACCTGAAGTGGTCGCAAGTCCTCTGGAACGGCCGCGACAATCTGGAGGGAGACCAGGACCCCGACAGCGCGCGTTACGTGTGCGAGTACTGCGGCAGCTTGTGGGATGACGGCCAGCGCGTCGCCGCGATCCGGGCGGCCGAGGCGAAGGGCGGCGGCTGGAAGGCTGCGAAGCCGTTCAAGGGCCACGCATCGTTCCATGCACCCGAAATGCTTTCGACGTTCCGCAAGCTGCGCGACATCGTTCAGTCCTACCTGGACAAGCTGGAGGCCGGCGATATCCAATCGTTCGTGAACGTGTCGCTGGCCGAGACCTTCGAGGAAACCGCAGAGAAGGCCGACCCGGAATCGCTCTACAACCGGCGCGAAGTGTACGCGGCCACGGTGCCGATGCACGGCCTCTACCTGACTGCCGGGGTTGACATGCAGCCGGACCGGCTGGAAGTCGAAATAGTGGCGTGGGGGCTGTTCGAGCGGTCATGGTCGGTTGCGTACCGCGTGCTGTGGGGCGATCCGCTGGCGGGCGACGTATGGAACGACCTGGACGACCTGCTGGCCGAGGAATGGCAGCACGAAAGCGGGGCCATGCTGAAGGTTCAGGCCACGTGCGTGGACACCGGCGGCAACAAGGGCTATACGCAGAGCGCCTATGAGTACGTGCGCGCTCGGCCTGGGCGTCGCATCTTTGCAATCAAGGGCGTAGGTGGCTGGGGCCGCGAGATTGTCGAGAAGCCGCAGCGCAAGCAGTCCGGCAAGCGCAGCCGGAAAGTAGATCTGTTCCTGGTCGGTACGGACGAAGCGAAGCTGGTCACGATGCGCCGCTTGGCGCAACCGAAGGATGGCCCTGGATATTGCCACTTCCCGGTGGACGAAGACCACGGCGAGGAATATTTCAAGCAGCTCACGGCCGAAAAGCTGGTGACGAAGTACGTGCGCGGGTTCCCGACGCGGGAATGGCAGAAGCCTGAAAAGGCGCGCAACGAAGCGTTGGACTGCCGGGTGTACGCGCTCGCCGCGCTGAAGATCATGAATCCAAGCATGAAGGCGCTGGCAAAAAGGCTCATTTTGGATGCCAAAACGAGTATCCAGAGCGAAGAGACTCCGGAAAGCACCGAAAAATGGGCGGAAACCGTCGCAAACAGGGCTATCCGGCTGAAAGAGACGCTGGAAAAGGTCCGCGATGCCGCCAGTGCGGGGAAGCGAAACCCACACGTGGAACCGGATGCCCGAAACGGCAAAACTCCGGTTATCAAACGGGCGAAATCGCTTACCGCAGGCCGTCGCCGTGGAGGGTTCGCCACAAACTGGTAACACATGCGCGGCCAATTTCCGATCAGCATTCGTGCAGGCGTCACATTTGACCAAACCTTCCGGCTGAACCAGTACGAAGCGCCCACGTGGGCGCTTTCCGTGCTGCTGCGCGGCCCGAAGGCCATCAACATTTCCAGCAGCGCGGCCGACAGCGGCGCGCACCGCGCGCAGGCCGACGCGACGACGACGGCAGCCTGGCCCGCCGGCGAATACCTGTACTCGGTACGCGTCACTTCGGGCGCGACGGTGCGGGAAGTCGCGAGTGGCCTGGTCACGGTCGAAGCCGACTTGATGGGCATACAGGACGGCGCCGACGCTCGCTCGCATGCCCAGCGCACCCTGGATGCTCTTGAGGCCGTGATCGAAAAACGCGCAACGCGCGACCAGGAGCGCTACACGATCAACAACCGCGAGCTCTGGCGCACGCCGATTGGTGACCTGCTGAAGCTGCGGGACTACTACCGCGCCGAGCTGCGCCGCATGAAGGCGGTTCAGCGCGGGAATCTGTTCGGGCAACAGGTAAGGGCGGTGTTCTGACATGGGCTTGTTCGATTTCATCCGCTCGCGCGGAGTCGTGCCAGCGAAGCGCGCCCAGGTCCCCAATGCGCGCCCGGCGCAGGCGATGCGCGCCGCAGCGCGCGCCATCCGTTCGGCGTTCGAGTTCAAGGCCGCCGCCGGCGGCCGGCTGACAGGCGGATGGTCCGCAACGACCGTTCCGGCGGACTGGATCATCACGCGGAACCTTCGCCCGCTGGTCGCGCGCTCGCGCGAACAGTGCATGAACAACGACTACGCGAAGTCGTTCCTGCGCCTGTGCCGCCAGAACATTGTCGGCCAGAACGGCGTCGTCATGAAAGCCGCGTTCAAGAAGCCGCGAGGCGGCATGGACGCGGAAGTCAACGCAGCGCTGCGCGGCGCGTGGGCGAAGTGGGGGCACAAGAAGAACGCGAGCGTTACCGGGAAGCGTTCCTGGGCGGCCATCCAGCGGCAGTGCGTGCAGAGCGCGGCGCAAGACGGTGAATTCTTCGTCCGCATCGTGACGGGTGCCGATGCGGGCCCATGGGGCTTTTCGCTTCAGGTCATTGACCCGCTGCGGGTTCCGATCGACTACAACGTCGACCAGTACAACCAGAAGAATTTCATTCGGCACGGCATCGAGTTCACGCAATACGGGCGGCCTGTTGCGTATCACTTGACAACGGTTGACGAGGGCGAAGCCGAATACCAATACGGTGGCGTCGGATATGTCCGCGTTCCGGCCGATGAAATGATCCACGGTTTCATCGAAGACCTGGTGGGCCAGAAGCGCGGTCTGCCGTGGATGGCCACGGCGCTGTTCCGCTTGAATCACATGGCGGGCTTCGAGGACGCGGCGATCATCAATGCGCGCGTGGGCGCGTCGAAGATGGGCTTCGTTCAGTGGCAAGAAGGCCGCGCGCCTGAATTCGATGATGGCGACGAGCCGGGCCTGGAGTTCGACGCCGAGCCGGGTACGTTCCCCGTTCTCCCCGATGGCGCGGAGCTGAAGGAGTGGCTGCCGCAGTATCCGGCTGGCGAGTTCCTTCCGGTCTACAAAACGCTTCTGCGCGGTGCGTCTGCCGGCATGGGCGTGGCCTACAACAACCTGGCGAACGACCTGGAGAACGTCAATTTTTCCAGCATCCGCCAGGGCACGCTGGACGAGCGCGAGCACTGGAAGGAAATGCAGGAATGGCTTATCGAAGACCTGATTCAGCCAGTATTCGAAGCGTGGCTTCGCTACAGCCTGCTGAAGGGCCGAATCAAGGCGGGCAACGGCACCCCCCTGTCTGCCGCGCTTCTCGAAAAGCTTACCGATGCAGTGACCTGGCAGCCGCGCCGCTGGCAGTGGATCGACCCGACTGCGGATGTTGAGGCGGCCATCAATTCCATGAATGCGCTGTTGGCCAGCCCCGGCCAGATTATCCGAGATTGGGGTAACGACCCATCCGAAGTGTGGGCCGAAATCGCGGCAGACATCAAGGCGATGAGAGACGCCGGCATTCCAGAGCAATACATCATGGGCCTGCTTGCTGGAAAGCTGGCCAATCCGACCGCGAGCGAAGGCGCGCACCCCAACAGCTGAGAACATGCCCGAAATCAAAGATCAACTTTCCGTTCGCGAAATCAACAGCCGGGGCGACTTCGTGCGCCAGGCCGAAGTCGTCGGCATCGACGTGGAGGCCCGCACGGTTGAACTGGCGTTTTCGTCTGAGACCCCGGTGCGCCAGTGGTATGGGATGGAAATCCTGTCCCACGCGCCCGACGCGGCCGACCTGTCACGTTTAAACGATGGCGGAGCGCTGCTGATGGACCACAACTGGGGCGACCAGGTGGGCGTCATCGAGTCGGCGCGCATTGACGGCGATGGGCGTGGCCGTGCCGTGGTCCGCTTCGGAAACGGCGCTCGCGCCAGCGAGATTTTCCAGGATGTGCAGGACAAAATCCGCCGTCACGTGTCGGTCGGCTACCGCGTCCTGGAAATCGTCCTGACGGAGCAGAGCGAGGACGGCCCGGACGTGTACACGGTCACTCGCTGGCTGCCCTATGAAATCAGTTTCGTGGCGGTTCCGGCGGACACCACGGTGGGCGTCGGCCGCTCGCTCGCGCCGGAAAACCCACACGTGGAACCGGTGGCCGCGCCGCAAGAGAATCAGCCCGTGCCCAGTGTCGGGCGAAGCGAAAACCATTTGACAGGACAGCGAAACATGCCCGATCCGGTGCAGGACACGCAACAAACCATCGACGTCAACGCGGTGCGCCGCGAGGGCAGCGAAGCCGAGCGCAGCCGCGTTCGCGAAATCATCGAAATGGGTGACCAGTACGGCGCGGCCGACCTGGCGCGCGACTTCGTGAAGGACGGCAAGTCCGCCGCCGAGTTCCAGCGTGCGCTGCTGGAGCATGTCGAGAAGCGCCAATCGCGCCCGCTGTCGGACCAGACACGTGATGCGGCGGTTGGCCTGACCGACAAGGAAGTCGGCCAGTACCGCTTCATGAACGTGGTTCGCGCGCTGGCGAATCCGACCGATCGGAAGGCGCAGGAAGGTGCGGCGTTCGAAATCGAGGCGAGCCGTGCGGCCGCCGACAAGCTGGGCAAGGAAGCACAGGGCATTCTGGTGCCGCCCGAGGTTCTGGCGCGCTCGCTGAACATGGGTTCGAACGGTCAGACGGGAGCAGGCAGCACGGGCGGCGCATCGGTCGCAACCGACCTTCTGGCGGTCGCGTTCATCGACCTGCTGAAGAATGCGACTACCATCATGCGGCAGGGGCGCGTGCTCGGTGGCCTGGTCGGTAACATCGATATTCCGAAGAAAACGTCGCGCTCGCAGGGTTACTGGATCGGAGAAGAAGACAACGCGCCGGAACAGGAAATGGACCTGGGCCAGATCGCACTGTCGCCGAAGACCGTCGCGGCCTATTCGGACATTTCGCGCAAGCTGATGCAGCAGTCCAGCCTGGACGTGGAGGCGCTGGTGCGCGCTGACCTGGCCGAAGCGCTGGGCCTGGCCATCGACCTGGCGGGCTACTACGGATCGGGCAGCGACCATCAACCGCGCGGCATCGCGAACTACACGGGCATCAGCGCTGTTCCGTTTGCCGGCACGTTCCCGACCTACGCTGAAATCGTGGCGATGGAAACGGCTATCGCGTCGAAGAACGCGGCCGTGGAGAACATGGCCTATGTCGTGGACGCGGCGACCAAGGGCGCGGCGAAGACCACCCAAAAATTCCCCGGCACGCCCACCGGCGCGACCCTGTGGGAGCAGGGCGACACCATGAACGGCTATCGCACCGAGGTGACGAACCAGTTGCACGACGGCGACGTGTTTATGGGCAACTTCGCGGACCTCATCATCGCGCTGTGGGGTGGCCTGGACCTGACGGTGGACAAGATGTCCCTGTCGAAGTCGGGCGGTACGCGGATCGTCGTGTTCCAAGACGTGGATTTCGCGCTGCGACGTGTCGAGTCGTTCGCGCTGGGCCGCAAGAAGGCGGGCGCATAACGGGCAGCGCCCGGTAGTAACGAAAACGGGCCGCACTGACGCGGCCCGTTTCGCAAGAGGATATGAAAATGGCTTTCGAGCGTGGCGTAGTGGTGGAGCTGACGCGACCGGTGTTCGTGGACGGCGAAATGATGGAGGCGGGCGACCTGGTGGAGATGCCCGCGAGCGAGGCGCGCGCGATGAAGGCGCGGAAACAGGCGCGCGACCCGCAGGAACGGGCCGGCAAGGGCGCGGCAAAGGGTAGGGGTGCCTGATGCCTTCGCATCCGTCCTGGGACGACCTGGACGAATTCCTGGAGTCCGACGATTTCGCCAGCCTGGCAACCATCACGCTGAAGGGCGGTGCCGTGCTGCGCGATGTGGCGGGCATCTTTGAAGAGCCGGGCATGTCCGCGGCGATCGGCACGTTCGAGCAGGACACGACGCGACCGACGTTCCTTTGTAAGTGGTCGGACGTTTCGGCCGTGCGTCGTGGCGACCTGTTCGTGATTCCCGACGACGCAGGCATGCTGAAGAACTATGAGGCGCACAAGACGCCAGCGCGAACTGGTGACGGCATGGCCGTGGTGTCCCTGGAGCCGTCGCTTTGATCGATATCTCGATAGACGAAATCGGCCTGGAAAGCGTCGAAGCGTTCCTGGCCGCCACGCCGAAACAGGTTGATGCGGCGATGGCGTCTACGTTCATCAAGATGGCTCGGTGGCTTACCACCAAGTCGGTGCGCGAGCTGGCGAAGCATTTGAAGCTGCCGCAGAAGGAGGTGCGTAGGCGCCTGCGCACCTTTCGCCTGGCGCGTGTGGCGGGCGGCAAGGGCGTGCGAGTGTGGTACGGCCTGGACCCGATGGGCATGATTCACCTGAATGCCAGGCAGACAAGGCAGGGCGTTTCTGCCTACGGCGGGCGCTTTGTGAAGGGCGCATTTATCGCGAACGGTCGAGCCGGGGCGGGTGGCCCTGCATCGAGCAATCGCCAGGTGTTCGTCCGCGAAGGAAAGGCGCGTCTACCGATCAAAAAGGTATCCGTGGAGCTGGGCGACGAGGCGCAGACGTACATCGAAGACCATCTGCTGTCCGGCGCGCAATTCACTGCGCGGTTTTTCAAAGTGTTCGAACACGAGCTGAAATGGCGACAAACACGGTAGTTCAGGTATCGGCATATCAGGATGCCGTGGTGGCCAAGATCCGGGCCGCGTTCCCTGACTTCAAAACGGTGGAGTTCGACCGCGAAGAAGTGGACCGCGACGAGCTGGAGGCATGCGACCTGCCGGCGATCCTTCTTGACCTGAACGAGTTCGAAGAGGCCAGCGAAGACGATCGTGGCAACGGCCAATCGCCGATGCGCGGGCGCGTCGAGGCGCGCGTGGTCATCGGGTATCGCACGACGCGAGCGAAGACCGCAGCGCGCGCGGCAGCCGGCACCCTGGCTGCCTGGATGCGTTTGCGCCGCTTCACGGGCGAGAACGTATGGACTGAGCCGGCGAAGGTGATCGGGGCATATCGCGACGACTTCTCGCCAGGCATGGACCGATACACAGTTTGGCGCGTGGAGTGGGCGCAGGTTTTGCACCTGGGCGAAGACGTTTGGAAGGATGGCGGCACGACGCCGGGCAACCCGACTTACAGCTTTGCGCCAGACATTGGCTTGGGGAACGAGGCGCATTACCAGCCGCTGCTTCCATCGGGAGCGCGGGCTTCATGAGTCAAGACATTGGCGAGCTGCAGCGGCAGATTTCCCAGCTTGTCCGCATCGGCGTGGTGATCGAGCTGGTCGCGGGGACCGACACGGCAATCGTGGAGATTGGCGGGGTCAATTCTGACCCGATGCAATGGACGACGCAGCGCGCTGGACCTGATGCGGACTGGTGGGCGCCAGAGCCTGGCGAGCAGGTAGTGGTGTTCGCGCCATTCGGCGACATGGCCCAAGCGTTCATCGCTTTCTCGTTGTACCAGGACCAGTTCGCCGCGCCGTCCACGAATCCGAATGTGCGCCGCCGGACATACAAGGATGGCGCGGTGGAGCAGTACGACCGCAGCGCGCACGCCTACCTGCTTTCCATCCCGAGCGGCGGCAGCTTCACGGTTCAGGTTGGCGACTCGTCCATGACGCTTACCGACGGAAAACTGACGTTCAACGTGGCGCAGGTCGAGCACGTTGGCGACCAGGCGACGTTCGGCGGCCAGGCGGTGGTGAAAAAGCTGCTGACCTGGTTGTCTGGTGTCGCGGGCAACGCAGGGAGTGGCGGCGGCGCAAACAGCATCCAGGGCGGCGTCAACGTGACGCAAGGCGACGTGGTCGTGGATGGTATCGGCGTGAAGGCTCACCACCACATCGAGCACGACGGGCCGCCTACCGGTTCCGCCCAGGCGTAAGACTAAACCCACACGTGGAACGGGGGACTGGCGAAAGCCAGAATCCCGTCCATGAACGGCACCTGCTCCACAACCGGAAAACCGCTTTCCGGCATTGCTCACCTGAAGCAATCCATTGCGGACATCCTGAACACCCCGAAGGGTAGCAGGGTGATGCGTCGCGAGTACGGTAGCGATCTGCCCGAGCTGGTGGACGCCCCTATGAATCTCTCCACTCTGTCGCGCATCTACGCGGCGACCGCGCGCGCGATTCATCGGTGGGAGCCGCGATTCAAGGTGCGGAAAGTGACGGTGGTGAACGCGCAACCTGGCGCGCTGGAGCTGGACCTGTACGGCACGTATCTGCCGGACGGCCAGCCGGTAAAGCTTGATGGCATTCGGGTGTCGTAATGTCGAGCGCCTACATCGCCGTCGATCTTTCGACGCTTCCGCCGCCGCAGATCATCGAAGCCCTGGATTTCGATACGATTTTTGCGGACCTGCTGGCCGAGCTGATATCGCGCGACAGCAGCTTTACCGCGTTGGTTGAGTCCGATCCCGCCTACAAGGTTTTGCAGGTCGCGGCGTATCGCGAAACCTTGCTGCGTCAGCGCGTGAATGAGGCGGCGCAGGCGCTGCTGTTGGCGTATGCCGTGGATGGCGACCTGGACCAGCTTGGCGCGAATTTCGACGTCCAGCGCCTGGTGGTCACGCCGGCAGACAACACAAGCATTCCGCCGACACCGGCCGTCATGGAGTGGGACGAAGCGTTCCGCGCGCGCATTCAACAGTCTTTCGAAGGCTTCAGCAGTGCCGGCCCGGTTGGCGCGTACCAGTTCCATGCGCTGTCCGCGTCTGGCCTGGTGCTAGACGTGAGCGTTACGACGCCGCAGGCGGGGACGGTGCTAGTCACTATCCTGCATGCGAACGGGGACGGTGGGGCAGCGAATGACGTGAATGGCGCGCTGATTGCGACGGTGCGCGCCGCGCTCAATGCTGACAATGTGCGCCCGCTGTGCGACACGGTTCTTGTGCAGTTCGCGACGATTCTCCCGTACTCCATCAACGCAACACTGGAGATCGACGCCACGGTGGACCAGGACGCAGTGCTGTCGCTCGCGCGAGCGCAGGCGCAGGTGTACGCGAATAGGGTTCACAAGTGCGGTGGTGCTCCAACTATCGCGGGTGTTTATGCCGCTCTGTGGGTGACGGGCGTTCAAAACGTGACGCTGAACGCGCCGGGCATCCAGGCTGACATGGCCGCAGCAAAGACGCAGGCGTCATACTGCACCGGCGTGACGGTGGGCGGGGTGAAGGTCTGATGGCGGACGCCAGCCTGCTGCCGCCGAGCGCGACGAGGCAAGAGCGCGCGATTGCGATGTCTCTCGCGCGCCTGTCTGCCGTTCCAGTTCCGCTTCGAACGCTCTACAACCCGGCGACTTGCCCCGTTGATCTTCTGCCGTGGCTCGCGTGGTCATACTCGGTCGGCGAATGGGATAGCGCGTGGCCCGAAGCAACGAAGCGCGCTGTTATCGCGTCCAGCGTTGCCGTGCACCGAATCAAGGGGACGAAAGCGTCTATCACGATGGCGCTGGCTGCGGCGGGATATCCGGACGCAACGGTCATCGAGGGCGATTCGGATAACTCATACAACGGCGCGGTGCAGTTCGATGGCAAGGCGACATATGGGGCGGCGAACACGACGAATTGGGCGCATTACCGCGTGCGTCTTGGTCATCCGATTTCAAACGCGCAGGCCGAGCAGGTGAAGCGAATCCTGGCGGCGACAGCGCCGGCGCGGTGCGTGCTGGTGGCTCTCGAATTCGACGCTGTGGCCGCGACATATAACGCGGCGATTAATTTCGACGGCACTTATAACTACGGGATTGTTGGCTGATGGCAAATCAACCTGAGCAGGATCAATGGGACGCCGGGGTCTATCAGATCGAAAAGACTGATCCGGTCCTAGGCGGCCTTGGCGGCATTGCGAACGCGCCGCTTTTGAACCTAGCGAATCGCACGAAGTACCTCTACAGCCGCATTCAGGAAATCTTGGGTGTCGGCAAGGGCTATGCGATCGCTGGCGGGACGGCAAACGCTATCACGTGCAGCTACACGCCGGCCGTTTCGGCCATCGCAGACGGGCAGACTTTCAAGGGCAAGGTGGCGGCGGCCAACACGGGGGCAACGACGTTCACGCCGAACCCGGCAGCCCAGGGCGGGATTGCACCGCTTCCGGTCTATGGACTCGATCTTCAGCCGCTGTCGGGTGGCGAAATCGTCGGGCAGTTCGCGGTTCAGTACAACGCGAGCCTGAACAGCGGGGGCGGCGCATTCGTCCTGGTTGAAAACCCGGGCGGCATTACTCGCGCTATCGCGCCGGCGCTGGCCGACAACAGTGCGGCGATCGCACCCACGTCGTGGATTCGCTCGATTTTCGCGCCGCTCGCGTCGCCGGCATTCACGGGCAGCCCGCAGGCGCCGGTGCCGCCGCAGTTCGACAACAGCACGAAGCTGGCGACGACAGCGTTCGTGCAGCAGGCGCTAGGCAACTTTCAGGGCTTTGTTCCGCTTACCGCGTCGGCAACGCTTACTGCAAGCCAGACGGGCTCGTTTATCGAGGCGAGGGGAACTTCTGGATATTCGATTGCGCTGCCGTCCCCTTTGACTCCGGGTCTGGTGTTCACGATCTTTAACGCCAACAGCAATTCGGTCACGCTATCCACCTCAATCGGAGCGATTTATTCGGCTAACAACTCGTCGTCTAGTTACATCTTGACGGTTGCACAGTCTGCGCAATTGGTGAGCGACGGGTCGAACTGGGTCGTCATTTCCGGGCAAGCGGTCGGCGCGCTCGTGACGAACGGCTACCAGAAGCTGCCGAGCGGGCTGATTATCCAGTGGGGCCTTGGGGCGACTTCTGGCCAGACTGGCATCGTCACTTTCCCGATTGCCTTCCCCAACACCGCTTCGGTAATGAGCATTCTGCGGACTTCTTCATCCGCAATGTCGGACGGCAACACGTTCAACTGGAATGGATGGACAGGCGGCGGAAAGACGGGGGCTACCATTCAGAGCCAGTTGGCCAACACGACGTTTATGTACATCGTTATAGGTTACTAACCATGGGCCAAAAACAGGCAGCGTACGACGCGAGCGGAAACATCACCGCATTCTACGACAGTATCGATAGCCCGACGCCGGAGGGCGTCCAGGCTATCGAAATCACCGATGCAGAATGGCAGGTGTGTATCAGTCAACAAGGCCAGTGGTATGTGTCGAGCGGTGCGCTTGCGCGGGTTCCGCCGCCGACCGCTGGCGAGCAGCTCGCAACCGCCAAGGCATCGGCAATTGCGGCGCTGAGCGCGGCATGCCAGGGCGCAATCCTGGCGGGCTTCACGTCGTCGGCCATCGGCTCGGCAACGTTCTACCCGACGACGGACACGGACCAACGCAACCTTCAGAGTTCCGCCCTGGCTGCCGCGTGGAGCGTTGGAACGGCTGACTGGCATGCGTCCCTGTGGTGCCGGCAGGGCGACGCCTGGGCGTATGTAACGCACACGGCCCAACAGGTGCAGCAAGTGAACGCGGACTGGGTGACGTTCCGCACGTCGGCGCAGCAGAAATATGCAGCCGCCATCGACCAGGTGAACGCAGCCACGACCGTGGACGCCGTGCGAGCTGTCGCGGTCTAGTCGCAGATGTCGTTTAAACAGAATAGCCGCCCACGGGCGGCTTTTTGTGCTTAAACCCCCACGTGGAACGTAAGTCGTGCAAACGAGAATATGGCGGCAATCTGAAACTAGACCGCCCCATAGGCCAACATGAGCACTGACTTTTTGCATGGCGTCGAGGTCCTGGACATTGACGACGGCCCGCGCAGCATCAGCGTTGCGTCGAGTTCCGTAATCGGCATCGTTGGCACTGCGCCGAATGCCGACCCGGTCGCATTCCCGCTCAATAAGCCGGCTCTCATTGCCGGCTCGCGAAAAGAAGCGGCAAAGCTGGTTGCACTCAGCACGTCGGCCGACAACGGCACGCTGCCGGATGCCATCGATTCCATCTTGAACCAGGCGAAAGCGGTTATCGTCGTCGTGCGTGTTGACGTTGCGCAGGATGCGGCAGCGCAGCGTGCGCTCGTGATCGGCGGGACGGACGCGAACGGCAACTATACGGGGCTTCAGGCGTTGATGGCGTCGGAGCACGAGCTTGGATTCAAGCCGCGCATCGTCATCGCGCCGGGCTTCACGCACCAGCGCGTCGCCGACGGCGTTTCAACGCTTTCCGTTGACACGCACGGCGCTGGCTATACCGATGGCACGTATACGCTGGACGTGTCCGGCGGTGGCGGAGGCGCTGGCGCACTGGCTACCGCAGTCGTGAAGAATGGCGCGGTTTCGTCCTGCACGCTGACGCGCAACGGCTTCCATTACACGCAGCCGCCAACGTTCGCCATGCCGGCAGCAGCCGGCACGCCGACCGAGGCGGCGGTTTTCCATGCAACGGTCGGCGTCGTCGGCAACGCTGTGGTGGGCGTTCTGCAGGGCACCATCCTGAATTCGCTGCGCGCGATCGTAATCGCGGACGGCCCCGGCACGACCGATGCCGACGCAATCGCGTATGCCGGCGATTTCGGCAGCAGGCGCATCTACCTGGTTGATCCGCCGGTCACGAAGACCGATTCGCGCGGCAACAACGTGGTTTCCTATGCGAGCGCATGCGCCGCCGGCCTGCTGGCACAGATCGACAACGACAAGGGGTTTTGGTGGTCGCCGTCGAACCAGATCATCAGCGGTATCACGGGCACGGCGCGGCCCATTGATTTCACGCTGGGCGATACGACGAGCCGAGCCAACCTGCTGAACGCCAAGAACGTCGCGACGATCATCCGCCAGAACGGGTTCCGCCTGTGGGGCAACCGCACGCTTTCGAGTGATCCGAAGTGGGCGTTTCTGTGCGTGGTTCGCACCGCTGACATCATCGCGGACAGCCTGCAAGCGGCGCACCTGTGGGCGGTGGATCGCGGCATCACGAAAAACTACGTCAGCGACGTGGTGGAGAGCGTGAACGCGTTCCTGCGCAGCCTGACGGCAAAGGGTGCAATCCTGGGCGGCAAGTGCTGGGCCGACCCGGATCTGAACACGCCCGACCAGATCGCCGCCGGCAACGTGGCGTTCGACTTTGATTTCGGGGCGGTCAATCCGGCCGAGCGTGTGACGTTCCGCAGCCACATGACCAACGGCTATATCACCAGCATTTTTTCGACTTCGACGGGTTCGTAATCCATGCCGATCCAAGACATTCGCAAGTACTTCAACGTCTTCTATAACGGCTTCGGCATGGCGGGGAAGTGCGAGGAGTTCAACCCGCCGAAGCTCACCGCGAAGCTCGAGGAGTTCCTGGGCGGCGGCATGTTCACGCCGGTCGAAATCACGATGGGCATGGAAAAGATGGAATCGGATTTCACGCTCAAGTCGTTCGACAAGGGGGTGCTCGGCACGTTTGGCGTGACGGAAGGGTCGAGCCTTACCGTTTTCCTGCGTGAAGTCCTGGAAGACGACGAAGGCCAGGAAACCGGCGTGATCCACACGATGCGCGGCAAGGTCAAGGAGATCGACCAGGGCACCGTGAAGACGGGCGAGGCGGCAAGGCTGAAGACGACGATGGCGCTCAAGTATTACCGCTTGGACCACGGCAGCACGACTGTTCTGGAAATCGACAGCGTGAACATGATTTTCAAGCAGAACGGCGTGGACAAGCTGGCGAACGCCCGCAGCCTGCTGGGCATGTAAGGTCATCGGGGCCAGCGCGTGGCGCTGGCCTGAAACTCACTTTCAAGACAACGAGGGAACACCATCATGGCTCGTACCAATGCGAACGCATCTGGGGAAGACAAGGAGAAGGCGCAGCCGGAAGATTTCGTGGAATACGGCGACGGCTACGCGGATATCACGCTGTCGCGACCGCTCACGGTGGGCGATGCGAAGGTGTCGGTGGTCCGCATGCGCGAGCCGGAAGTGCGGGACAACCTGGCCTATGACAAGGCGAGGGGCAGCGAAAGCGAAAAGGAATTGACCGTGTTCGCCAATCTGCTGGAGCTGTCGCCGGAGCAGGTTGGCCGCATGCCGTTGCGTGACTACCGCCGGGTGTCGGCGGCCTACACGGGTTTTCTCGACTAGCGCCCGACTACATCCGAAGCGGTGCGCTTTCCCTGGCCAGTCACACTGGCTGGGGTGAATCGGAAATTCTATCTATGCCTGTATCGCGGTTCATGTGGTGGCTGGACGGGCTGACGTAACGGACTAGCGAAGAGTGGCGAATAGGCGTTTAAACGCAACTATCGTAATCGGCGGGGCGATCACGCCTACGCTGAAAAGCGCTTTTGGCACGATCAACAAAGGCATTTCCGGCATTGGCAAATCGGTGCAGGACCTGGAGCGCCGCCAGAAGCTGCTGGGGCGCACGATTCGCGAGTTCGGGCGAGCCGGCAAGGACGTTGATGGCCTGCGCAGCTCGTATGCGAAGCTAACCCAGGAACTGGACCGCGCACGCCGAGCCCAGGATCGGCTGGCGGCCGCACGCAAGCGCGCCGAAACCATCGTCGGCGCAAGTGGCGCCGTCCTGCGCGGCGTCGGAGTCGGTGTCGCTGCGGCCGGCATCGCGTCGCGGCCGCTGATCAACGCCGCAATTGCGCGTGAAAATGCCGTCAACGTGATTCGCAATTCCGGCGTGTCGAAAGAAGAAGCCGACGCGATGGTGAACGCTGCGAAGAATTCAAAGCAGTTTGGCGTATCCATCACCAAGGCCACTGATACCGTCGGCGAGCTGCGTACCGCGCTGGGTGATGCCCACCATGCCATCGAAGCGCTTCCGACCACGCTGAAGGCAATTTCTGGCCTGCAACTCTACAATCGCGGCCACAAAAACCAGATTGGCGAGGATGCCGCGTATAGCCTTGCGAAGATCGCGGAGGAACGGGGCGGCGCTTCGTCTCCGGAAGCGTTGCGAGAAAAGCAGAACTGGGCGTTCAAGGCGCTCACAGGCTCCAACGGTGTCGTTACCGCGGACGATCAACTTACCGCTATTCGGCGCGGCAAGAGCGCTGTTGCGGCAATGAGTGACCGCGCATTTTTCGGCGACACGTTCTTGATGCAGGCGATGGGCGCGGCGCAGTACGGCACCGCGTCTAGCACGCTGGTGAACGCCTGGATTGGCGGCCACCAGACGCACGGCGCGTTTGACGAAATGATGAAGTTGGGACTTCTAAGCAAGAAGAAGGGCGATGTTCAATTCGACAAAACCGGGAAAGTAAAGAAGGTTTCATCGAACGCGCTGATTGATAATGAATTGTTCCTGAAGGACCCGCAGGCGTGGGTGGACAAGTATCTGATCCCCATTGCCCAGAGTCGCGGCGTAAATCTGAACGACCCGGCGCAGATTGCAAAATTTGCGAACAGCATCGCGTCGAACACGAACGCGGCGAACATCATTACGCAACGCATGCGGTTCTCGCACAACATCGCAAAGGACCGGCACAACGTTGATATCGCAAACGGTGTGGACGAGTCTGACGCGGCCAATCGCGAGTCCACCGCCGGCAAGATCGACAACGCCCGCGCTCGCCTGGATGACGCTGAGGCGCGCATGGGTAACGTTCTGCTGCCGGTATTCGCCAGCGCGATGGAGAAAGCAGCGTCCGCACTGGAAGCGCTGAACAAGTTCGCCGACGAGTCTCCAACCGCGTTCAAGGTCGCGACCGTCGCATTCGTCGGGCTCACCGGCGCTGTGGCTGCCCTGACTGTGGCCGGCGGTGTGTCGAAGCTGGCGACCGTCGGGCTTACTGCCGCAATGACCACGCTGGGCGGATCGATGGACACGACAGCGGCAACCGCCGGGCGCGCGTCCACGGGCCTGATGGGGTTCCTGGGCAAGCTGGGCCTGGTTGGTGCGCTGTCTACCACTGCGCTGGCCGCAGCCAAGGCTGCCGGCCTGCCCGACGTCGACGAATCGCAGGGCGTTAAGGACGTGAGGGCGGGGAGCTGGCTTTCCGCATCTGCACATCTTCCTGCAGGGACATTTTTGCGCGCCTATTCAGCGCATTTGATGGGGCGGTCAAACGATGAAATCGCTGCGTCGGTTTCTGGTGGCGAGAATCCATCCGAACTGCTTCCCAAAATCCCGCCGAGGGCAACGGCTGGCAATGCTGGAGCGCCTGCGCAAGACAACCGGCAGTATCACATAACGATTAACCAACAGCCTGGTCAATCTGGCGCGAGCGTGGCCAACGACGTAACGAAGAAGCTGGGCGGTCCGGCAAAATCCGGCCTTGGTTCCGGCCTGTATGACACGGGGTTTTAAGACATGGCAGCAGATAGCGGGAACATGCCCGCGATGATGGTCCTGGGCGACTACCTGTTTTCCATCAACACGCTCGTATTCCAGGAGTGGGCGCGCTCGACTGAGTGGCGGTGGCCGGCGCAGGAGCGCATGGGCCAGTATGACGCCCTGCAATTCACCGGGCCGGGGCCGGATACGCTTGAGCTGCCCGGCGTCCTGTTCCCGAACTGGCGGGGCGACATAAACGGCCTGGACGAGCTGCGAAGCATGGGCGATGACGGTCAGCCCTATCAGCTTGTGGACAGCATGGGCTATGTGCAGGGCCGCTGGATCATGGAGCGCCTGGACGAGCGGCAGTCTCATCACATGGTGGACGGAACCCCACAGAAGGTCGATTTCACGTTGCGCCTGCGCAAGTTCGATGACGGCGAGGAAACCGACGACGGCGCGAGCATCCTGGACAAAGCCACGGGCGCACTATCGTCCGTTGCAGGCGCCGGCAGTGCGCTTTCTGGGGTCGCTGGTGTGGTGGGGAAGATTCAAAGCGGTGCTGCGTCAGTGCTGGGCGACCTTAAAAGCGCGGCCGCCCAGGTTCAGGCGGCCGTCGCCCCGGTGCTTGCGGATGCGGCGAGCGTCGTTGGCGCAGTGAATCGCGGAATCGCCGTGGTGAACGACATCCGCAACGTTGCTTCCCAGGTGGAGCAGCAAGTGAAATCCATTGGGAATATCGGCGCGGCGCTGAGTGGCGCGACGACCTTGTTCGAAAAGGCTCGGGCACTTGGGATTCATGCCGCATCAGCAAGTGCCGTAATAGCGAATATCAGCTCGATGGCGGGCACGCTTCCAGCCGCCGCTACATCTGCACTGTCCGCAGCACACAACGCTACAAAGGGGGTTTCCGGGCTTCTGACCAGCACTCAAAGCGCAGCGCAATCCATCTTGTCGAAATTCCCATGAGCCAAATCTACGTTTCTCGCGATGGCGATACACTCGACTACATCGCATACGTGCAATACGGGAAGGTCTCGCCGGAGATCCTTGGCGCGATCCTGGCGGCCAATTATGGCCTGGCTGACCTGGGGCCGCTGCTGCCCATCGGCACGCCCGTTGCGCTGCCCGTGATCGACGTGGCAACACAGACCGCGACCAGCAACGAGGTATCGCTATGGACGTAGGAATTGCGCCATCCTACGCGCTCAAGGCAAACGACGATGACATTACGGCGATCATCCGCGATCGCTTTGTATCGCTGTCACTGACGGACGAAACGGGAGAAAACTCCGACAAGCTCGAAATCGTGCTGGCTGACCACGACGAGACAACGCGCATCAAGGTTCCGCCGCGTGGCGCAGAGCTTGCGCTATCGCTTGGATACGACGGCGTGCTGGTTCCGAAAGGCATTTTCGTGTGCGATGGGGTTAGCGTGAAGGGGTTCCCCGAGCAAATGACGATTCACGCGCACGCTGCGCCGTGGGAGCAGACGCCAAAGGGGAAAAGCGATTTCCAATCGCATAAGACGCGATCCTGGAAGGCTGGAATTACCATCGGCGCTATGGTGTCGAAGATCGCGAGCGAGCATGGCATGGCCGCCATAGTTTCGCCCGCGCTCGGATCGGTCAAGCTGCCGCACTTCGACCAGTCCGAAGAATCGGACATGAACCTGCTTCTGCGTGTCGCGAAGAAGTACGACGCCATTTCGAAGCCCGCCGGCGGGAAGCTGATTTTCGCGAAGCGCGGCGACGCCACGACGGCATCCGGTGCCGCGCTTCCGAAAATAAAGGTGGATAGAAGCGACTGCGGGGCATACGAATGGAACACCAGCACACGCGAATCCGCGGGCACTGTCGTGGCCTATTGGCACGCGAAGCGCGCCGCGCGCCGGCACGAAATCCATGTCGGGGAGGGGGAGCCTGTGAAGCGGCTCAAGCAGTATTTCCCGACCCAGGACATGGCCCTGGCGGCAGCGCGTGCCGAGCTGGCCCGGCGCGCGCGTGGCGCTTACACATTCTCGGTCAACATACCCGGCACGCCTGCGCTTACGGCTGAGTGCATTCTGGACGTGACCGGGTTCCGCGACGAGATAAATGGCGAATGGCTCGCCAAGCGCGCCGAGCATATCGTGAACAAGGACGGAGCCTATCGCTGTATCGTGGAATGCGAGCTGCCGAACAGCAACGAAGAGGTCAAGGACACCATGAGCGGCACCGTTTCCGATAATTCGCGATAGATACGGACTCCATGATGCTGGTCAGCAGTTCGAGCGCGACTACGACACGCTGACCGCCAGCCGATGAAACGAAGCCCGCCTCGCGCGGGCTTTTTCTTTGCGCCCTGCGGCTTCCCTCGTACCCGTTAATTTGACTGTTACGCTAAACTATGCGGAATAACAAGGAGGCGCAAATGCCAAGCATCTACGAGCAATGGGGTTTCTGGGGCAATCCGTTTCAAACAACGTCACTCCCTGCGGACGAAACTGGCGAGCGGTTGCTCGTTGGTCGCCAGAAGGAATTGCAGTCGCTGGAGAGGAAGATCGTGTCCGGGCCCAAGATGGCGACCTTGGAGGGGCTCAACGGCGTCGGCAAGACCAGCGTTGTAAATGTTGCTTCCTACCGCCTTTTTCGGGCTCATGTCGAATCAGGGGAAGGGCCGTTGTTCATCGCGTGCCGCAAGATTTTTCAGCTTACGCCGGGACAGGATGCGCAAGACTTCATCGATGCGGTGCTGATGGAGGTTGCGCAAACGTTAATCGAGCGCCGCTCCGACGTTGAAGAGCTAACCGGAAAGAGCGCCAAGACGGACGCGCTCAATCGTTGGCTGAACTCCACGCATCTGCATAGTTATCAAGCCGGGATTCCCGTGTTGCAGGCCGGGAGGACTTCGGAGACGAACACTTCAGCCGGCTTTGAGCGGAGTGGGTTCAGAAAGCTCGTGGAGAACATCCTTTCCGATGTCTTTCCCGAGGAAGGCGGCGTCGTCTGCATGATCGACAATTTGGAGTTGCTGCAAAAGTCGGATCTTGCAAGGGCGCAGCTCGAACAGTTGCGAGATCATCTATTGACAATGAAGGGGCTCCGCTGGGTGCTTTGTGGCTCACTCGGGATTGTCTATGGTGTAGTTTCTTCGCCGCGCCTCGAAGGCTACGTCTACAAACCCATTGAGATCAAGGACGTTGGAGCAGAGAATTCTGCAGAAATTCTCACCAGTCGCATCGCGAATTATGCGAACAACTTCGAAAGCGCCTACTTGCCGCTGCGACCAGTTGACTTTTCCCGATTGTACGAAGTGCTGCACGGTAACTTACGTAGTGCGCTGAGTTATGCGGACGATTATTGCGAGTGGTGTTTCGATAGGGTGCCGGTTCCTGCATCTGACTCTGAGAAGGAAATGGCGTTTAACGAATGGCTCGATGAACAAGCAGAGTCGGCGCATTTAGCCATGAGGCAGGCACTCGGGCCGCGAGCCATTGAGATTTTCGCGAAGGCGGTCGAGCTTGGGGGCGTATTTTCGCCGAGCGACTACGCCTCGTTTGGCTCAGAGAGTATTCAGGCGCTGCGTCCACACATCCGCGACATGGAGGCGGCGGGAGTACTTGTCAGCACTCAAGACGACGGTGATAAGCGGCGCAAAACTATCCAAGTAACGTCGAAGGGATGGTTGGTTTCGCTGAAGCTCGGTAGCGATACTGAAGCATAACGCCTAGCCGCGCGGCGCATTCGGTGGTGCGCCGCGCTTCGGCGTCAAGCCGGTTTGACTTCCTCTATTGCGCCCACGTCGTACTCCATCGGGCCGTGTCCGGCCGGACACAGCGGCGCGCCGACCTTCAACCATTTTGCCGACACGCGGGCCGTGTATCCGCACTCGGTGCACTCGGTCTTGTGCATGCGTGTCGACTGGCGCGGCGGCTTGTTGTTCAGCGGCTCGGCCTTGCCGGTGCCCTCGTCGTTGCCTTCGTCGTCCCCATCTTCGACCGGCTTTCGCTGAGTGTCGCCCATGAGCGCGGAAATGTCGATCAGCGCGCGCGGCCTGTCCGGCATGATCGCGGCATGAGGTAGCGCCCCTAGCTTGTCGATCATGGGCTGAATCCACGCCTGAAGGGCTGGCGGCTGCTGTGCATGGGTGAGCCTGCCCGTGAAGCCAAGAGACCGTGCAACGCGCGCAAACTCGCCCTTGTGCCCCTCTGCGAGCCCGACCGCTGCATGTGTCAGTTCGTGCGCGAGCGTACAAGCAACGGCCATGCTGTCGGCGCGGCGCGGCGTCAAGAAAATCTCGAAATGCTCATCCTCGCTCACGCGGGGCGACCAACATTCGCCGGTCGCATTGTCGTTCTTCCCGCCGCTCGTCCAGCCGATCGTTACGCGAAACTTCGGCAGAGGCTTCCCAAGTTCCGCGAAGCGCGGAGCCATGAGCGCCGCCATGCTGTTGAGCCATGTCTCGCGGTTGAGCTTCACGCTTTCCGATTGTGTCGGCGACGCCATTTTGCAGTCCTATATAGTTAGTTTAAACAGGCCAAATTCCGACGGTGATTTGTCCGCAGGTCGCTCCGGCTTCGCCTACTGGCTTGGATGCCCTTTATAGAAACCGACCAAAGCAAAGAAGGCGGTGAACTCGAAATTACAGGATTCGCACACGTATTCTTGGTGAACTGTCATGCTCCCGATTGCGCATGCGCCCATGCATGACATTCAGTGACTGACAGGCCGGGCAAGTCGTCTGCATGCTGTCTACTACCTTCGCCTTCCACTCGTCGGAGTTGAGCAT